CACTTGGATCAGGTTTTGATAAATCCAAATTAGCATGGCCCGCTGAGTACAAGCAATGGTCAAAGTAAAATGCCGCATTAGGATTCAAATAGTTCATTGCTTCAATGCCCATAGGACCAAAGCTGGCAGGAATACGTGCAGGATCTACATAGTTACTATGACGCTGTTTACCTATGTATGTACTATAAAAACCAGACGTGGCCGGCAGGAAATATGCATAGTCTTTTTGATGTGCTGTTAGATTCTTATTCAATTCGACCCCACTTTATTTTTAACCAAATTCTTTCGTGTATGTAATAATCTACACTTAGCAGAATATGTAATGCTGTGGCAAATCCAGTAGCACTACTGATATCTCCAGTAAACAAGTATGTCCATAATATTGTAAACAACCACGCTGTCACACGGTATGTTAACATTCTTACTACAGTTCTTTTTTTAGTTTCCATTAACTTCTCCTAGTACGAACTTCATTTGCTACTTGATTGATCTCATTCTTACTTCTAACACGTTCGCGGTCTAGGTAAGATAATTGTTGGGTTAGACGTTGCACTTGTTCTTGCAACTGCCTAACCTGTTGTTCTAACGCAACAATTTTAGGATCTACTTGGCTCATTTAGCTTGTGCTGGCAAAATATAATTGTATTCAGCAAGACCGCTGTTTACAGTAATTTGTAATGCACCTGCATCACTAATACGCATAGTAACATCTCCGCTGAGACCTAGAATACTTTGTATCTGACTTACTGGCCAAGCCCATGTTTGTTTTAATTTACCAGTAATACCGCTATGGAATACAAATGATCCTGCGTGTGTACTTGCATCACCGAAACTAAACACTAGATTATCGTTATCAGTTTTAACTTGGAATGTTGTTTCTTCAGTGTGTGCGGCCGCCTGATATTTCAAACGTTGAATACTTGCCACTGCTGGCTCAAATTCAATATCCCACTTAGCACCTTTAAACTTAACAGTTTTCATTTGTTCATTAATGATTTCTGCGTTCATAAAACGATAATCATTTTTAAAGTCTTTGGCCGCATTTTCAAAATGCAAGCCTGTTGGAATATCTTCGCCATTGCGTTGTTGTGTAACAACATCAATACTTGCGCCTTCTTTATATTCTGGACATTTTAAATGCAAGTCCAATTTGTTTAAGTTAGGCATACCGAATACACCTTCAAATTCTGCTACTGGTGCGTTTGTTTTGGCCTGCAAAATAACACTACGATCTTCAGCCATAGCTTCGATTGTAGTTTCATTGTCTGCGCTACTAATCTTCAATAGCGGTAAAAATCCTAGACTATGTGTATGTGCTACTAAGTCTTGTAAAATATCTTTCATATGAGTCTCCTTGTGTATAGTATATTTAGGTTTTTGTTTAAAGTCAAGAGTTTTTTCTTACTTTATTGTTGTAATCGATGGCGGATTCCACCAATGTTGCTGGCGATCCTATAGTATTTGTCCATCTCACAAATGCTTGAGTGTCTTTTGGAAAACAATGGCCGCCCCATCCCCGCTGACCGTCCGGTCCTGGAACTAACGTATGGTCGTTACCGATACGTGTATCATGAGATATAATATGTCTGACAGTAGAATAATCTAAACCTGTTTTTTCACATATATCAAATATCTGATTAAAGAAACTTGTTTTAAGAGCAAGGAATGAATTGGCAGTATATTTGATCAGACAAGCTTCTTCTTCTGTGCAATTAAAAAATAATCTGCAATTAGGCAATGCACTACTAAAAACTTCATTCCAAAATCCATCAGGATCTTCACCACCTAATATCAAATATTTTTGATTTATAAAATCATCATTAGCTGTTTTAGCCCGTAGAAATTCTGGACTATAGACAATGCTGTGATGTTCGTATACTTCTTTGAATCCTTCTACGTTGGGCGGTGTCACTGTGCTTTTAATCATAACAGGCATATACAACGGCACTAGATCCAATACACTAGCAACATTAGTAACATCGCAAATACCATTTTCTGTTGTAGGAGTTGGGACACAAATAATAATACCATCTGCATCAATGTGATCAGTAACTTTATTATCATTGTATTGCGGATCAATGATAACAACTTCGTGCTTGGATTTCAAAGCATTAAAAACTGCCTTGCCAACAAATCCGTATCCTGCAATTAGTATCTTCATATCAAAACTCAAATAAACTGTTAAATGTATTCTTTTCTTCCGTACTACGAACGTCCCATTTCAATACACCGATTAGGTTGTCTAATTTGTTATCGATAATAGTCTGTTCCATTTCAGCATGATCGAATGGCAAATCTTTAAACCATTGTGGCAAACGTAGTTCATCTACTGGATATGCAACACTAGTAAAGCCCATTGGATTTTGTTTTAATTTACAAACAATAACCTTTTGACCGTCAGTAATGTTCATTGAATATTTGTCATTAAACATACGCTTCAATGTATTCCAGTTGATACTTGCTCGAACGTGTCCGGGCATATTAGCCTTGCCTTGTTTCTTTTCTTTGGCTTCGTACTCTGTAATATTGTTGGCACGTTTGGGACTACCTTTTTCCCAACCGGGTCTGCTCTTGAACTTTAATCTAAATTCACTAATGTGTGCTAACACATCTTCTTCGCTGGCGCCCGTTAAAACCTTTTCAAGTACATCACTTAAAAAGTTCTGAATGAATTCCGGCGTATCACTACGCTTCAGATCAAGACCCATGGCCTTGATTTTACCAGGTTTGCCATCTACGTCTGCACGTTTGCCTTCCTTATCATAGTAAAGCACCGCATAACGTTTTTTAGTAATGAACAAACTCTTACTGCCAACAATCTCTCTACCGGCCTTAATAACTTCGCCGCGTGTCTTTGGTACGTGGAATGTATCCAACATAAACTGTGGAAAGGTTGTATTAACTTCCTCACCGATTTGATCATACAAATTAATTACTGTTTCCTTAGTCCAAGGAAGTTTACCAGAAACAACTTCTTTTTCTAATGTCTTGTAAGCTGAAAAATAACAACTATCAGTATCACCATAGATAACAGCTTTACCTCTGTAGTCATAATCTCCAGCAATAATTTCATTGACCTTTGATGCCATGTGTTTAACAATCTGACGACCTGTTAGTGTAGTCGATTGTCCAATGCGTTTATCAAAGAAGCGACAACCGGGATTTAAAATAGCACCATACAAACTGTTCAAGTTAATCTTCTTAACCAGCTGTCGTTTGTCCCAGTATTCTTCTTCAATCTTATTACCTGTCTTAATACACTCTTTGAGTTTGCCCTGCATTTCCTTACGTTCAGCATACCAACGCTTTAACAAGCCAGGAATGATACCTTCTTTTTCATAAGTAAAGATAGTGCCGTTAGCACTTAGTACCCAAGGTTGGTGACTATCAAATATTAACTTGTATACTTCAGCCGCACTAATAACATCGCTTTCTCCATTTTCCCAGTCGATAGTAATGTCTGTACCAATCTCTTGGGCCATCACCGCTTCGTACTCCAAACTACCAAACACACCTTCCCAGCTGGCCGCAAAACTAGAACCCTTTGCCATTTTATTATCAAGATACTCTTGAGTCATTGTTTGACGTAGTTGTCCAATAATAGTTTCCGGACCCATGTTGAGCGCACGAATGGCGCTGGGATATAGACTGTTAATGTCTAGAGATCCAATCCAGTCATGAATACCTTCTTTGGGATATGCCACATACGCACCAGCCGCGGCCGTATTTTCTTCACGCTCGTTCATCTTAGTACGATTAGGAACTTGCATGCCTCTGCGATGTGCTTCGTTAATAATAGCCTGTTCTGTTACAGCCACAGCACCCATTGTAGTTTGTAGTAGTACTGTATTTTCATGTGCTAGTGTATTAGCTAAATCTAAGAATTTTAGTTTCTTATCTAGACGATCAAGAAGCGCACAGTCTTGTCTGTTATATTCGATGAACTTTTTAAAATCATGATTATAAAGTTGATCTAGTGTTCCTTCGTATTGTGTTTTACGTTCGCCCAATTCATATTCGGCAATAGCATCTAATCGATAACTGTGTCGTTCTTCATATGTATATTTGCGATATAGTTCGAGGCTGTCTAAGTGTACACGACCCACCAAATCATATGTAACGGACTGACGACCAAATTTTTCATATTCTCTACGTTTAGGAAATTGGTCAAACAAACAAAAACGTCTAGTGTCTTCTTTGCTCAATGTTTTAGTAACACGGTTAACAGTATACGGAATATCATAACCTTCTGAATTCCAACCTGTTAGTATATCTGCATCTTTGATCAAATCTAAAAATACATCTAGCATCTCTGCTTCAGTTTCAAACAACATAGTGTTTGGAAACTCTTCAACCATTGCTTTGGCTTCATCCATGGTCAGTGTCTTTGGTGGCACTGCCAAACAGACCATAGTTTCCATCCATTGTAAGTGGACAGCAATCGCAGTAATTGGCATAAACGCATCGTCAGGCGTTGAATAACCTTTTTCAGGATCGAAGTCCACTTCAATATCAAAAAACGCTACATTTAATTTTGGAGCGTCAGCATTAAGATAATTTTCACTTAGTGTGACAAAGATTGGATTAATATCACTTTCAAATAATTGCTTACCTGAATTGATAGCTTGTTCTTTGCGTAGTTCTTTTGTGCTTTTAACTACAACTTTGCTTAGAGCGTCACCGTAAATTGAAAGATATTTTCCACGGGCGTCTTTATAATAGAATGTATGGCGTACAGGAATATCTCGGAATTCCCTTTCACCTTTTTTGTTGCGTTCGACTATTTTAATAACATCGTTATTACGGTCGAACCATGCGTCTACATAGCTCATTTATTCTCCATATGCAATTTACGGCTTGCAAATACCATCTTGTGCGGTTTATGGCCCGCCGACCTTTCTTTATACTACTTATTAAATCTTTTTAGTAATATCTAAAATTGCTTCAATTTCTGCCCAATCTTCATTATGAGCTGACCAGTCACCTTTGTGTGCAATCTTAATTGCACGATTAATGATGCTTGGTTTGATTTGCAATTCTTCTGCAACTGCCTTGACTGTTTCTTTCAAGCCTTCTTGTAAATCTTCTACTTCACGAAGTACTGTTGATCCTTCGTTAATTAATCTTTCGAGTTTTGCCTTTTCTTCCGCACCGTATGAACGTCCTGACATTAGAATCTCCTTAATAACAACTTATTGTATACTAGTTATCTTAATAGATCAAACGTTTTGGTATTATTTTCCGCTACCGTAGGCAAATGGACTTGGTCCACTGAACGGACTAGGTCTAGAGGATGTATCAACTTTTTGAGCACTATTGTCGGAACCGCTGGCAGATACAGAGCCAACTAATTCTTTTACTTCGTCCTCAATTTGACGAGTTTCGAGATCATCTGGATACATAGACACTAGTTGTTTAACTAATGCATCAAGAACAGATTTTATTTGTGCTTCTGCACGTTTACGTTCTTGTACTTTTGGATCATCCTGTACCTTTTGATCACTGTTGCTTGGTGGTGGCTTGTTAACAGGAGTAGTATCAGTACCATCGTCGTCGGTAGTATTACCTAAATATCCCCAAGCGGCTAATGCGGCCAATCCGCCCCACCATAAACCACTTTTGCCATACTTGGCTAATAATCCGCCTGCTTTTCCTAGTGCGGCAGAAATTCTTGGAAATCTAGCGGCTAATTTTTCTTTAATTCCTACAATATACTTAGGATCATTTGCGGCACCTCCATGTGCATCATTAGCGGCCGCTGGTCTTTCTGCCGCCTTTGCCGCTGGTGCTGACGCGGGCTCTGCTTTAACATTTGGTTTCCATCCAGTAGCTAGATCTTTTTGGACTTCTCGTTCTAGTGACTCGACATCCATTTTTAGACCTTTATTTTGTAATACAGATTTTATCTGAGTTACTTCTTCAGGAGTAGCCTTTGTCATAGCTGTTGTAGTATTTCCTGGAGGTTGATGGAACCATTCGCCGTTTACATGTGTAAATTGTTTGCCGCCGACTTCAGCAGTATTTCCATTAGCTATTCTAATCCATAATTTACCATCGGATCCAGTTGAAGGTATCCAGCGTTCTCCGCTTTTAAGAACAACTTCAGTGGCATCTTTACCAAATATTTTTTCTAATGACAACATTGCACTACGTTCTGCACTACGTATACCAAGTTTTTCTAAAGCTAAGGCTAAAAATTCAAATGTTGCTCGACCGCCTCGATCCTCGTCTAAACTTAACATGCGATTACGCAAATAAGACATACGTTCAGTTTCAGTCATACTACTGTATAAAATTGATTCTGCAACGGTGTCTGGAGTAATTCCTAATAATTTTGCTACTAATTCACCTGCTTTAGTAACATCATTACCTGCTTGTGCTTGAAATTTAGCAAGTGCTTCTTGCGGAGTCTTGGCTCCTAGCTTTTGCATTAATGTATTACCAACATCATCGTTAGCAGTTGCTACAGCTTTAACAGGTGTGGCTGGCAATACTTGTGCCGCGGCAGAGTTTGGAACGGCGGCTGATACTGCGGCAGGCGCGGCGGCCACAGCGGCTGATTTTACTACAGAAGGAATAACGGCACTTTGCGCATCTCTTGTTGAACTACCACCTACACTACTTGTACTACTTGAAGTTTTAGCAGGAGTCGGTTTAATGCCTGTAGGCAAAGCAACACCGTGTTTTTTAGCTAATGCAACTAGTTCAGGTGTTAATTCACCGTCTGGGCCAACATTGGCTTTAGAATCTTTTTGTTTAATTGCGGCCTGTACTGCTCTAATAGCATTTTGTTTT